CAGGGGCGGCTGCCGCATCTGTATAATATCTTAATTTCAAAATATCATCTATAATTCGCATTTTGTCAAAAAAGATAGCATCAAGTGAAATATTGTGTTCTTTTGAAATTTTCATTAATAAATCGTAGGGAATGGTATTTCTAGTTCTCCAAGTGCTTAATGTATTGGGTTTTACTTTAAAAATTCCACAAAATTCTTTATCATCGGTGATATTTAACAGAGCATAAACTCTATTCAAAATGTCTGCTGTTTTATGCATTATAAGCCTTCTTTTATTAAAAAATTCACAAAATGCGATAAAATATCTTGACTTAATTCGCATTTTGTCTTATAATTTGATATTTTAATAGCAAATTGTATCTTAAAATAACTCAATTTGATATAAAAATATCAAATTAAAGGAAAAAAATGTTAAAACAATACTTCGAAGATAATGGTATTAATATAAAAAAATTCGCACAAAAACACAATCTTGACTATTTAAGTACTATTCGCGTTATAAAAGGTGAATATTTAGGAAAATACAAAGCGAAGAAAAACACTAGAGCAGTTTATGAAAAACTTTTAGAACTTAAAATCATTGATGAAATGCCTAAGGCTTGTTCATGAGTTACTTCTTAGAAACCAAAGAAGCCGCACAAACTTTTAATGTAAGCACAGGAGCTTTGAGACTTGCAGTAAGTAGAAACTCAAATAAATATGAGTGGCTAAAAGTGGATAATGAAAAAGGTGGCAGGGGTGGTAAAAAACTACTATTTAAAATAAGCAAAGATGAGCTTTTAACCGCTTTTAATCAAGAATTAATCAGTAAAAATACTTTGATTTTTAATGAAAAAATGCAAAAAGTTAAATTGAGCGAAATTATTACTACCGATAATTTAAAAACTACAAATAATAGTTTAAAAACTAGTAATTTAAATTTAACAGAGCCAAAAATAGACAATGATTTGGCTGTTTTAAATATAAAGTTTGAAAATTTAAGCGATGAAATTAAAAACAATGCTAGAGAAAAGCTTAAGTCTTTAAAGCAAGTAGAAAAATATATTGAAGGAGGACTTAAGCAGAAAAGAGCTTTGGAATTATGCGGTATTTCTAAAATAGAAATTTTTAGAATTCGCAAAGCATATAAAGAAAATGGCATTCTAGGTCTTATCGACACTCGCGGACTTCACCGCAAAGATAAAACTAAACTTAGCACTTGGATGCAAGAATACGCTTTAAGAGAATATCGCACCTTTGCAGCAGGTGGATTTAATTTCACTGAACTTTGGTGGCAAATCCATAAAGAAGCAGCCACTAAAGAAAATTATGATTTTATAGGTTTTGATTTAGGAGAGGTAAAACCGCTTTTTAGTGTAAAAACCTTGCAAAACTTTATTAAAAACTACTACAAAGATAAACCATTAGAACATTGCATTATTACTCAAGGTTTAGATAAAGCAAAAAGTAAGTTTCTACCTGCACAAGGTAATCAAAGAGAGCTTTATGACATGAAAAACATGTGTTGGCAAATCGATAGCTCTCCAGCTGATATTATAGTAAGAGACGATGAAACCTTAGAGCCTTTCCGCCCTCACATCTTAAGTGTCGTTGATGTCTTTAGTGGTATGGGTGTGGCTACTTTAGTAAGTAAATCAAATTCTTTAAGTTTGACGCGTCTTTTATGGAAAGCTATAGATCAATTTGGTAAGCCTGATATGATTAAAGGGGATAATGGAAAAGATTATCTTTCTAAAGATTTTCAAAGCTTGCTTGATGGGCTTAATATTACCTATGATGCAGCTATTGCTTATGCAGGAGAACAAAAAGCTTTAGTTGAAAGACGCTTTGGGACACTTCAACATGCAGGAATTTCTAAAATGCATGGACATATTGGAAATAGCTTAGCTAAAAGAGAAATGATAGAGCAAAAAACTCCTAAAAAAGATAGACGTGCTAAAGATGAATACGGCTTTGCTAAAAAAACTAATCAAAAACTCCTTCACACCTTTAGCGAAGCTTGTGAGCTTTTGGAAGCTGAAGTGATCAAGTGGAACATGAGCAAAGTTCGCCGCAAAAAAGGCGTTAAAACTCCACTTGAACTTTGGAACTCATGCGATAGATCTATTGTAAAAATATCTTATGAAGAATTTTTGTTTAATGCTGGAAATAAAGAACTTAGGGTTGTGGGCAAAAAAGGCATTAACTTTGAAAGTAGAGTTTATAAAAGTGCTTTAATGCCAAGTGTTGGCACAAGGGTTAAATGTGTGCAAAATATCGATAATATTAAAGAACTTTTCATTTATGATTTAAGCGGAAACTTTCTTTGTCTAGCACTTGATGAAAGTATCGCTAAACTTAGTAAAGAAAGCTATAAAATGCTTAAAAAAGGTTATGAAAGTGAAGTTAAAGCGATTAAAGAAGTGCTTAAAAAAGATGAGATTGCCGCCTTTACTAAACTTAATATTAAACAAGACTTACAAGATTTACAAAGTGCTTTTGAAAACTCACTCGTAGAAGCTAAAGAGGTGCATCAAAAATCCCTTGCAAAAGAAGCCTTAAAAACTCAAAGAGAATTAGAAGAGATTAAAAACAATGCTAATGCGGATGAGCTTATTTTAAACGCTAAAAAAGAAATAAATAACAATGAAAGCGAGTTTGACATGGAAGCTTTTGTCGAAAAGAAATATTTTGCTGGTTAAAAATTGTTTAAAGCTTGATTAATTCAAGTTTTAAAGAGTTTTTACTCATAAAAAAACAAAAGGATAAAAAATGCAATTAGTAGAACTTACTAAAAAGTTTTTAAGCACCCAAAACATCTCTCAAAACAATCTCTCCGATCGTTTAGGGATTAATAAAAGCTATATGGTGGGCTATATGAAAGAAGGTAGTGGCTATAAATACGCTTCAAAAGTAGAACCTTTACTTGAAAAATATATTAAAAGCTTCGTAGAAGAAAAAAGCGTAAAAGAGCTTCAAACCCCTTTTATCGCTACTAAAGATGCAAAAGCGATTAATGTAACCATTGAAAGTGCCATGAGTAATAGAGAAATGGGAGTAATCATTGGCGAAGCAGGGACTGGAAAAAGCAGAGCCATTAAAGAATATGCCACTAAAAATGGCACAAGAGTGGTGCTTTTTGAAGCTACGACTGAAACAAGCAAAAGAATGCTTTTAGTGGGACTTGAGAATAAGTTAAATATATGCTTTAAAGGCTCGCTTGATGATAAGATTAGAGGCATTGCTAGTGAGTTAGCAAGAACTTCAAAGGTTTTAATCATTGATGAAAGCGAACATTTACCATTTAGAGCATTAGAGTGCTTAAGACGCATTTATGATTTTTCAAACACCGCTTTAATCTTAGTAGGTACTAGAAAACTTAAAAATAACCTTACAGGCATTGGCAGAAATGATTATAACGAGTATGGACAGCTAAGCTCTAGAATTGGTGCAAAGTGGGAATTAAAAGGACTTTGCTATCAAAACAAAGAAGGTTTAAAAGATGAAGACTTAAAAACACTTTGTAAGCATTTTGATGTAGAGGATAAAAAGGCAATTGATTTGGTTTTTAATCTTGCTCGTGGCAATTTTAGAAAAAGTGAAAAGCTTTTAAAAAGAGCTTGTGAATTTGCAGATGGAAAAGCGGTTGAGCTCAAGCACATAGAAGCAGCCGCATCATTTTTAATGTTGGGTTAAAAAATGAGTTTTGAAGAGATAGCTAAAGAACTTAATCTTAGCGTGACACGCGTTCATCAAATCTATACTGAAGCTATTAGAAAGCTAAAGAGTCCTAAAAACAAAGACAAATGGATAGCTATCTTTGAAACGATTAATTTAATTAAAAAAGAAAAAGCAAAAAGAGAAAATTTAATACAAGGAGAGAAAAAATGACAAAAATGATTAAAGGCGAGAAAGCTGATTATAGTAGAAGCCTCTTTAAAATCAAAGGTGTAAGTATTTATTATAAAGAAAATAATGCTTTTGTAGATGTTCTGAAAGGAGTTTATCCTGATTATATAGTACAAAAAATTCTTAATTTTCATTTAAAGAAAAAGCTTAACAAAAGTGCTTGAATTAAGGCACTTTAATTAAGTTTTTTAACTTAAGGGTTGATAATAAAAGGTGAGCCAAAAATTAAGGCAATTTGACTGGAAATCTGCAAGGATTTTTAGATGTGTGTGTCTTTAATGTTTGGTTCTTTAGGTGCAATTTTTCGCAGAGAGTATAAAGCACAAGATTTGCACTGCAAAGAGAATTAAAGAAGGAAAAGAATAATGGCATTAGTTTATATCGCTTCTCCTTATAAAGCTTTAGCTGTAAGAGAAAGCCAAAGAAAAGCTCAGGCTATTAGCATAGCCCAGCAAGAATGTTTAAAAGTTTTGCGTGAATGTGAAGGTTTTACACCCATTTCGCCCATTTTGCAATTTAGCTATTTAGATGAAGGAAAGCACCGAGAAGAAGCTTTAAAAATGGGATTAGAGCTTTTAAAGGCTTGTGATTATATTTATATAAGCACTCACAAAGATGCAAAATATTCACAAGGTATACAAGAAGAATTAGCACTTGCTAAAAAGCTTGGTATCAAAGAGCTAATTTTGGAGTTGCCTCTTTGACTTCGCAATGTGACAAAGCCACCTTTTGCGACAAGGAGCCTTGCTCCCTTGATCCACCTGAAGACTCCACGATACTGCGTGAAAAAAAAGGCTTAAGGATAGTTAGAAAAAGAGCAAAACACGCAGTGCTTTTAAGATATGGCGTAATTCTTTGGGATTATCAAATTAATAAATTTAATTTAAAAGGAGAATAGATGCAAATAAATAATTTAGAAGATGTTAACTTAGCACTTAAAAAAGTGGCAGAACTTAGTGTAAAAATAGAAAAGATTAATGGAGAAGTAACTTTAGCTTGTAATGAAATTAAAGAAAGGCGTGCAGGAGAGATTAAAGTTTTAAGTGATGAGCTTAAGTATGTAGAGCAATGTATTACAACCTTTTGTGAAAATAATAAACACGAGTTTGCGGAAAAAAGAAGCAAAGAATTTACCTTTGGCAAGATTGGTTATCGCTTAAGCAAAAGCGTTTCCTTACCAAGAGTGAAAGAAAAATTTGACAATTTAATCAAAGCCCTTAAAAGCTATGGACTTAATGATTGCATTACTTATAAAGAAGAACTTAATAAAGATGCTATTGCAGAGCTTGAAGATAGCACCTTAGTAAAGCTAGGACTTAAAAGAGTTGTAAAAGATAATTTTAGAATAGAGCCAAAGATTGAAAGCTTGGAGATTGAAAAATGAGAGAGCTTTCCTTAGCGACTTTTAAACTTTTAAATAGTGTTTTTAAAACAAAAACAGCTCATTTTAATGGCTTTTTAGAACTTGATTTTAAAAATAAGCCTAAGCTAAAAAAGCAAAGCTTTAAAAGAAAAAAGAAAATGACTTCAAAGCAAAAAATTAGACTTAAAAAAATTTAACAAGTCCGCTAAGGCGGATTTGATTAAGTTTTTAAAACTTAATTTAAAACAAAAGGATAAAAAATGTATGTCAATGTAAGCATAGATGCGAGTGATTTAGAAGATATAGATGCTCATGATTTGGCTGAACTTTTTGAAGATTTAAGCACAAAAGAGCAAGAGGAATTCTTTGGAATTATCCATAAGGATATCAAGCCATTAGAAAGAATAAGAGCTATTCTTTCTAATTTGTCTAATGATGAAGCACTTAAACTTTTAAAAGAACTTAATAATGAGTTTAAAAGCGATGAGGAATGGCAAAAAACTATAAAAAGTATAAATGGAGGTAACAAATGAAACTACAAGATTTTGATTTTA